CGTGGTCAGTTGGATACGGTTACGGTCCCAAGCGCTGTATTTACCGGCGCCGATGCTGCTTTAACTGCCTACTTATCCGATGGTGGCGATGCCTTGAACTGGCATTTTGCTGAACCACCTCAGCTCCAGCGGGTTGTACCTGGCATTAGTAGTGTGCGAGTACGACTTGAGGCAACACGTGACGCCTAGCTAAGCTGGGCATAGCTTGGATTGATTCGTGGCTGTCCTTACTGGTAAAAACGGCGCGTTGCGGTGGAACGGCGCAGCAGTTGGCAGGGTCCGTTCTTGGTCCTTGACCGTCAATAAGGATGCCTTGGAAACCACCAATCTTGGCGTACATGATCGTACCTATGTAACCGGCCTGCGCGGTTCGACTGGTACAGCAGACTTGATGTATGACCCATCGGAAGCACAAGCTACCAGCCTGCTAAATAGCATCTTTTCCAACGAAACTGGTACATCTAATGTCGTTAGTTTTGTGCTGGATACGCTTAGTGGCAAGAGCCTAAGTTGCACAGCATTTTTAACCAGCGTATCGCCAAGTGTAACCACTGGTGACATCCAAGTTTGCTCCATTTCGTTCCAGGTAACTGGTCCTCTGACTGGCGGTTTTTAAGCCATGGCGGTTCTTGGTTACGAAGGATATGTGCGTTTTCGTCGGGAAGCACCATCTCCCGTTGTCATACCCGTATCTGCACTAAGGGCAGATCTAGACAAGCTAACTGTCCAGAGCACCGAGTTTTGGAGTGGCGACGAAGTTTACCTTGTCACACCAAATGGTTTGCCATTATCAACCGATGCACTGCCTGAAGGCGTAGGTTGTTATTTTGGCTCGTTTTGGGAACTAGGTCCAAACCGCATCCACGTAACAGCCGAGGATGATCAGTATTACGTCACAAGTGACGACACCGTTTTTTTCTACAACCGAGGCACACCTGTCAATACTGGCAACTATTTCATCAACCGCGACCAATTAAACCGCGTTAGTTTTTATACTTCACGAGCTGGTGCCTTAGCTGGTACGGCTAGCGCAAGGGTAGAACTAAAGCAACTGGACTTTGAGTTTGTGGTTGTCGCCGCTGCTGGTACTGAAGAATACAACAACGCATTGGCTGAGTGTGCTGCTGGCTTGTCGGCTGATTACAGGTTGAGTGATGTAACTGACGAAGTTACGCTCGAAAGCATCTGCGATTATTTCCCGAATTATCTGCAGCCTGTAGCTGGCACAGCCGAGTATGACGATGCGGAATTGTCACCGCGTAGGGCAATCGGAGGTCTGCCGTGGTTTATCCAAGGCGAACTGCGGGAATGGAGCATCGAGCTAAACGGCGACAACATCGAAACAACCGCCGTCGGTCAGAAATTTGGTGAGTCGGTCAAGTCGATTGTCAGCGGCGGCGGCAGCTTCGACTTTTTTGTGGAGCGCCGCACCGACGAGAAAACATACGACTCCACCGCGTTGATGCAGCTCCTGCTGTTGACCGAAAAGGGTGCCAAGGCTGAAGCGCAATTTTTCATGATCACCGACCGGGAAAACACCTTCGGCAAACTGGCGCCAGGCGACCTGTATTACGAGTGCGAGATTCTAGTGACTAACACAGCAATTAACACCCGTACCGAGGGAGTAATTGTTGGCACAGCGCAGTTCGTGACGACAGGGCCTATAGAGTTAAAGATGGGTCAGTAAACTAGAAGTAATTCCAGGGGCGCATCGTGGCGGCAATCGTTCTTCCCGGTCAGCCGGGATCGATCAACGATCTAAATATCACCCAATCTGGGTTTCGTCAGCAGATCGCCGCGATTGCCCTTGCCGCCCGTCGTCTGTCCGGCGGAGCCGCCCAAGGCGTTAGCACCACAACCCTGTATGTAGATCCCGAGGTTGGCAGTGACGACTGGGTGTCTGGCGTTGCCGATGGCACTACCACCCCTGCGCTGACCAACCAGCAGATCACCGCTGGCTACTCCAAGAACTCCCCGTTCAAAACCCTGCAGCGTGCGCTGATTGAGGCTGCCCGTCTGTCGATTATTTCTGGCGCATCGAACGATTTGTATGACCGCGTGGTCATTAACGTCTCGCCAGGTCAGCACATTATCGATAATGCCCCATCCACCGGGCTCACTGTTACATCTTGGGGCAGCTCATTGTCCCCAACTACAGAACAACTTCGTGCATTTAATAGCGCGACACTTGGTGTCATTCTTCCCCGTGGTGTTTCAATTATTGGCGAAGACCTTAGGAAATCTGTTATCCGCCCAACAACTGTTCCTGCCGCGAATCTAAATCCTTCCACCGAGCGCGGTGCAATTTTCAAAGCAACTGGTGGCTCGTTCTTCTTTAACTTTACGTTCAAAGATGCGACCAACATTACAACGTCGCACCACCTGCTATCTGCGTTTGAATTTTGCCCTGAATCAGAACTTGCAGCGTATTACGCCAAGGTGGCTACTGCGTTTGGGCTCAATCCTTCTGACGCCGAAATCATCAACCCAGGTGAAACTCAAATCACCACTGTCTATCCCGAAACTGCAATTCCTGCTGTGGATTCCACGCAGGGCAGTTCGCCCTATGTCTTCAACTGCTCGCTGCGTTCCGATTACGGGATGTGCGGCATGTTCCTTGATGGCAGCAAGGTAACAGGCTTCAAGAGCATGGTGGTGGCGCAGTTCACCAACGTGTCACTGCAAAAGGACATGAACGCATGGGAGATTTACAACGGCACGAGCTGGAACGTCCCAGCAAGTTATGCCGCCTATATCGCATCAGACATTAACGACGTTCGCTATCGCATTTCTGGTGAAATCAACCAGAGCACTGGCTGCTACCAAGTTGACTATCGCAGTTTCGGCTTCAAGTGTATTAACGACTCGATCATCCAAGAAGTTTCCTGCTTTGTGATTGGTGATGCTGTTCACCACTGGACCGCAAGTGGCGGCGAATGTACGATCACCAACTCCAACTCAAACTTCGGCTTGACGGCACTGCTGTCATCCGGCTTCCGAGGCATTGGTACTGCCGCTGGCGCCTATCCACAGGACAAAGGCTTTGTCACTCGCAACATCCGCCGTGCGCTGAAAGTCAGGACTGACGGCAGCAACATCCGCCAAATCACAATTGGTACGGTCGCTACTTACAACAGTACGACGGGCGAGATTACGCTTGAAACGGCATTTGATCCGCTGACTACATTCGGGCGTTTCGGTTACAGCCTCAAGGAAGACGACTACATCTGGATCGAAAACCGCAGCCGCGACACTGGTCCTGGCTTTGTCCCTGGCGATAAAAACGCATCCACAGCAGTCAACGTCCGCGCCAAGCTGGCTGAAACGCCGTTTGATGAAGACTTCCCGACGATCGTCAACGTCAATCCCAGCAACGATCTAGCAATCAACAACATCACCACGGTTGATGCTGGTGTGCTGGTTGGCAACCGCGTGTTTATCCGTCGCCTCGTCGATACCCGCACTCCAGACGAGCGTAAGTACTCGTTCATTGTTGAAACCACCAACGTCGATGATTCCCGTCGTCCGGTGGGCAATTTCATCATGCGTCTTGGCAACCGTGCCTCGACAGCAGCACAACTGGATCCGACCAACAGCCCTGGTGAGCTGTTCATCGTTTCCGAATCAACAGTTCATAGCGATGGTGAGGGTGTTTCAGCCGGACGTTTCCAACTTGTCGTGCGCCCCGGCGATTCAGCTAGCACTTTTGCTGCTAACACTTACTACCGTGTTGGCACACCAGTCTTTAACGCCAATCGCATTTTCCGCTCCAAGCGCAACCAAGCTTTCCCCAGTTTCTCAAACGATCAATGGGAAGAAAGCCTGCCGATGTTGACCAATCAGCGTGGAGTTGAATCACTGCGTACTGCGATTGGTCCTGAGCTGCTGATTGACAAGGATCTATCCAACGATCCCAATAGCACCGATCTCGGTGTCAACCAGTCCACTGATGCTGATGTACTGGCGCAAGTGCGCAGCGCTACTGACTATCAGGGTGTCAGCGAGTTTATGGAGGCCGTTGGCTACAACGCCAACGATGTGGCAACCATTCTGCAACTGCAAAACTCCAGCGCCGTCCGCGACTGGGATCCTGCTGCACTTAGCAGCCCTGTACCAAGCGGTAAGTTTACCGCTCGTGGTGCGTGGCCGCTGGAATTTAACCGCCCGAGCTTGATTCGCGCTTTCGGTCAAGCTTACGAATGGGCTGGTCAGGGTAACTACTCCAAAGCAATGCCCAAGTACCAAGTGACGGTACTGACGGATCAGCACAAGGTTGATTACTTTGCCGTCAACTACTTTGGCGGGCGTGTTTACAACACCGGCTTCAACGAGGACGGTCTAATCGTCCAAGGCGACACCATCAACGACCTTGGCACCAACACCATCGTTAGCACCGAGACTGCCGGTCTTGGAGCACTTGGCGGCGACCCAGATTTCCCGGTGGTGCCAACCAGCTTCGACACACTGACGGTAACTGACGAATTTAACTCGCTGCAGCAGGCCAATTTCAACAACATCACTATTAACGGCACGCTTGAAGGCTCGCCTGTATTCGCGCCAGATTTTTTACCTGTAGCCAGTACCACCGAGCAAGGCATTATCGAACTTGCCACTTCGGCTGAGACGCTAGCTTTCAACGACATTGATCTAGCTGTAACGCCCGCAACGCTCGGTGATGTGCGTGGTGTAGCGAACGGTCTCGCCTCTCTCGATGGCACTGGGAAAGTACCGACGGCTCAAATTCCAGCACTGACTGGTGGACTGCTGCCTTCCGCTTCTACGACACAAGCTGGCATCATCGAGATCGCCACCAACGCCGAAGCCGCTGGTTATAGCGACACAACCCGCGCACTGGTACCAAGCAATCTTGCCGCCTTGCGTGGTGCGGCTAACGGCTTAGCGACTTTGGACGGTAGCGCCTTGCTGCCCACTGCCCAGCTCCCTGAAATTCCACTGGCAAATATCCCAGTACTGACCAACGCAAAGTTGCCTGTACTGGAGCTAGCGAAGATCCCGACGTTACCAGCTAACAAGCTGCTCACCACTCCGGTGGCATGGGTGAGTGGCAACACCAACTTTGACCTCAGTGCCAACTTCACCTTTACCAAGAGCGGCACCTCTACCACACTGGCACTCGGCGCCCCAGTCACCACTGGGTACATCGGCACCTCTGGCTTTATCTTCGTGACAAACGCAACGGGCGTGGCGCAAACCGGGATCGACAATGCTGATTGGAAATCGGCAGTCAATACGTGGGTGGATCCAACAACTAACACCACTGGACTCACTGGAAACTTGCTGATCGGCTATTACATCGCCGCAGCCAATAACGTCATCTACACCGCCACGAGGATCGCTTGATATGGCTGGCAATTCAGTACCCGTATTCTTTGGCGCTAAAGCACGCACCAAGCGCCCGCCAGGTTTGGACGTGACTTTTACGACAGACCTGTCTGGTTCGATGAAACCATATGCTGATTTCATTTCAGCTCAGCCGACAATTATCGCCTTAGAGAACGAACTGATTGCACAAGGAGTTGGAATTCTTTCCACCAATCGCTACAGTTTTACGACTGGTGGCGGCAGAACACCAAACTTTTCAACTCTCCCTCAGATTGAACTGCCCGTTAAAGTAGACAACGTCTCAAAACGTTGGGCAACAGGCGCTGAAGTTTTAGCCAATAGAGTTACACTTCCGTCGCTAGTAGCCAATAAAATTCAAGACACCGAAGATATGGG